TCGTGTTGGCGCTGGTGAACGAGATCGTGGTGCCCACCAGGATGCCGCCGGCGCCGTCGCGGCGCTGCAGCCGGGTCTGGTTGCGCCGCGAGCCGTTGACGGCGGCGGATCGGTCGTTGCGCTGGCTTGTGCGGGTGGACATGCGGGGGCTCCTAGAGGACGTTCGCGTAGAAGTCGGTGAGGTGCAGCGCGGGCGGCGCGGCCAGGTCGGCCTCGCGGATGTTCTGCCAGTTGAAGACCATCATCCAATGCGTGGCCCATTCCGGCGCCCGGCCGCGCGCCACCCGGTCGGTGGGCAGCACCGGCACCGCGGCCTCGGCGTACCAGGTGGCGTAGGTCCACCTGGTCCAGCCCTGCGCCGCCAGCGTGATCTCCACGTTCCGCTCGCCCTGGAACTGCGTCTGGGCCAGCACCGGCCGGCCATGGGCATCGAAGTAGCTTTGGCGCACCCAGAAGTTGCGCATGAAGATCAGCACGCTGGTCTGGCTGTAGCTGGCCACCACGCCGGTGCCGCCGGCATTGCTGGCGGTGGTGCTGGCGGCCGAGGGCAGCGCGATGGTGAAGCGAAAGGCATCCAGCCGCGCCACCACGGTGTGCGTGGCGTTCCACACCGCGTTCGCCACGCCGCCCGGGTTGCCGGTGACGCTGGACAGCGTGACGGTCCAGCCCGGCCGCGGACCGCTGCCGCCGATCCATTGCACGTGCTTGTCTTCGATCGTGGCCGTGGTCTGGCCGGCGGTGGTGTTCACGTAGATCGTGTCGCCGGCCGCCGGCAGGCCGGAGGTGTAGGGGCCGTGGCTGCGCGGCGACTTCACCGTGGGCTTCGAATAGTAGAACTCCGGCAGCACGATCTTGCCGGGCGAGACCGGCAGGAACACGCGGGTTTCGGCGCCGCCGGTATAGGCCGCGGCGATCGCCAGTTTCAGGCTGGCGGTGCCGGTGGTGCGGAACACGGTGGCATCGGCGGTGCAGTCGATCTCGCTTGGCACGGTGCCGCGCGAGGTGGGCGCCAGCACCTCGTCGCTGTGCGCGCTGAAATCCAGGCCGATGCCGTCGGCTGGGCCGGCAAAGCCCTGGTCCTCCCAGGTGCCGGTGCCGGCGATGCCGCCATTGCCGGCAAACGCATCCATGTGCTGGTTGCGGATCATCATGGTGGGCAGCAGCGCGTTGCCCGGCCCGACATGGTTGTTGAAGGTGATCCGCCCCGCGCCGGTGGCCAAGTCGCCGCTGGCGGTCTGCCAGTTGAAGCCCCAGACATCCCCGAAGGCGATCTGGTCCAACACGCTTTCCAGCCGCCACGCGTGCGGCATGCCGCGGTGGGTGCTGCCGCTCTGCAGCCACTGGCCGGTGGCCATCACCATCATGCTGCCGCCGGCCAGGTCGATCAGGTATTCCACCGGCCCCAGCGGCTCCAGCACCGTGGCGCTGCCGCCGGTGCTGCCGGTGATCGTCTCGCTGGCCTGGAAGGTGCCGGTCAGCGCCTCCACCACCAGGTGCTGCTCGGCATCGTCCTGCCGGTCGGCGATCAGGATGCGCGCGGTGGCGCCGCTGGTGCCCCCGGTGACGATCCCGCCCACCGCGAAGCCGGTGGCGGGCGCGGTCAGATACAGCCGCCGCTCAATGGCGTTGAACTCGAAGTGGTGATTGTTGAAGTTGATCAGCGTCCCGCGCCGGCCCACGATCAATCGCCGGCAGAAATCCATGGAACAGCCGACGAAGTTCCACTCCACCCCGCTTTGCGCATTCACCGCCAGCCCGGAGTTGAAGATGATGCAGTTGGTGAACCGCATGTTCTCGCCGGCATTGCGCACCGCCGGGGTGAAGTAGATGCATTCGGCGCAGTAGCTGATCTTGCAGTGCTCGTGGCGGATCAGGAATGCCTGGTCGCTGAACACCACGCCGCGATACCAGCTGTTGATGTCCACGTTGCGCAAATTGGCGCGCGCGCCCTCGCCGCCGAAGCTCTTGTGCAGGAAGCCGGACACGCGGGGCCCGGCATAGTGGTTGTAGGTGCCGTAGCGGCTGTCGGGCCCGTACTGCTCCAGCGCCGGGCCGATCACGGTCAGGTTGGAAATCTCGGTCTCGTCGTAGCGCTCGCCGAACCCGGCATAGTCGCCGGTGCACCACACCCCGAAATTCATCAGGAACGGGCGGATGCGCACCCAGTGCACCTCCCAGTCGCAGTTGAACCCGCTGAGGGTGCACCATACCGTTACGTTCTCGGGCGCCTCCACGTCGAAGGTGATCACGCCGTCGAACGGCCCGAAGGCGCTGGCGCCGGCGGAGCTGATGTTGAACAGCGGGTCCGGCCAGGCCCAGCCGCCTTGCCCCGGGCCGTCCTTGAAGAACCCGATGCCCACGGTGCGCGCGCCGAAGAAGCCGCCGCTGGCGCCCTCGGTCAGCTTCACATAGGCCTCGACGGTCCATCGTCCCTTCGGGAGCACCAGCTGCTGGCCGAACTGGCCGAAATGGCTTTCCCCCGGCGTGAAGGTGACGGGCGGATCCGTGAACACCGCCTTGCCGCCGGAGAACACCACGTCCACCCGCGGCGACAGCGCGGTATTCTGCCAGTTGCTGCCGCCGGCATCGAAGCTCGGGTTCGCCAGCAGGTTGCTGCCGTCGTCCGGGATCTCCGCCATGTGGCGGAAGGTGATGGTGGACATCTGGCCGTCGATCTGCACCGTGCCGTTGCGCACAATCAGGGTCTGGTCGATCACGTATTCGGCGTTGGCCGCCGCCTTCACCAGCCCGCCGGCATAAAGCGCGGCCTGCCAGCCCAGGTAGTCCATGGTGTCGTGGATGGAGGTGGCGAAGCTGTAGATGCCGCCGCCCCAGGCCTGCAGCTCCAGCAGCCCGCCCACGCCCAGCGCGTCCGCCGCGAAGTGGATCTCGCCGTCGCCGATCGCCCCGTAATCCTCCGGCGTCACATAGCCGCGCGCCTCGGCCGCGGCGGTGCGCGCCACCGTCACCCCGCGGTCGCGGGTGTAGCTGCGGCTGCCGGTGCCGTGCGTGCCGGAGTTGGTATAGGTCATGCGGCGCCTCGCGCGCGCTGCGCTGCCGGCTCCTTCATCGCGCGGATGGCGGCGCCGCTGCGGAAGGCGCCGGGGTCGCGCGTGCTGACGCGGGTGCTGGTGCTGGCGTCGCCCACGGTCAGGTGCCTGCGGCGTCAGGCCTGGGCGCGGGCGGCGCGGCCTGCCACTGGTCGGCCGGCACCGCCTCCAGCCCCTGGCCGGGGTGCCAGGGGGTGATACCGTCCCACAGGCTTTCGTTCACGGCCTCGCCGGCCTGGTTCACGATGACGTAGCGCCGCAGCTCGGCCATGCTCACCACTCCCACACTGCCACATAGCCAGGCGCGCCGGCCCCGCCAGCGCCGCCCACGCGAGCTGCGCCGCTGTCGCCCGCGCCACCGCCGCCGCCGCCGCCGCCGAAGCCGCCGCCCGCGCCGCCCGCGCCGCCATTGGCGGCGGTGCCGGCGCCGCCGCCGCCGCCACCGCTGCCGGCCGCCAGCAGCCCGCCGCCGACTGGCCAGTTGGTCGGCCCGCTGCCGGCGCCGCCGGCGCCGGCCACCGTGCCGGCCGCGCCCTGGGTAAACACGCCGTTGATGATCGCATAGCCGCCGGCGGAGCCGGCCTGCGCCACGCCGGCGGCAAAGCCGCCGCCGCCGCTGCCTCCGGCTTGGCCGATCGGGGTCGACCCACCCCCCCCGGCAACGCCGGCCGCGGAACTGCCGCCGCCACCTCCGCCGAAGGTGGGCGTGCCGAGAAAACCCGCCGCCGCGCTGCCCGTGGCGCCGCTCTGCCCCACGCCACCGTGCGCGCCAATCCCACCGATCGTGGTGCCAAAAGCGCCTTGGCTGTTTCCTGATGTGCCGCCGCCGCCGCCGCCGGAGGTGGCCGTGGCACTGCCGGGGCCGCCGCCGCCGCCGCCGCCGACAAAGGCGCGGGTGCCGAAGCTGGTGATGCCGCCGCGCCCCCCCTGGCCGGCCACGCCGCCGCCGGGGGGTGTCACGCCGCTGGCGCCGCCCGCGCCGGCGGCGCCCACCGTCACGGTCTCGGTGGCGCCGAGGTCGCTGGCGCGGAAGATATTATACGTGTGGCCGCCGCCGCCGCCGCCGCCCCCGCCGCTGCCGCCGCCGGCCGCGGCGTAGGTGCCACCGAAGCCGCCGCCGCCGCCGCCGCCCACCAGCAGCACCGCCACGTAACTGGCATACGGGTTGCGGGTCCAGGTGCCGCTGCCGGTGAACACGGTGACCCTGCGCGCGGCGGCCAGCTGCATCACGTGCCAGTCGGTGGTGAAGGGAACACCCATGCCGGCCTCCTACTCGTAGCTGCGTGCGAGCAGCTGCACGGTGCGCGCGGCGAGCTGGTTCACCGGCGCGGTGCTGGTGCCGCTGCGCAGCCGCAGCCAGTTCAGCGTCCGCAGCATGCCCAGCGGCAGCAGGAAGGTCTGGCTGGCAAGCACCGGCACCGTCATCTCCACGCCCAGCCCATCCTCCAGCGGCTGCCAGGGGCCGCCCGACGCATCGGCGCCTTCGAAGCTGAGCCCGGCCGCCGTCCAGGCCGCCGGCATCACGATCGCCTCGCCGAACAGCCCGTTCAGCTGCAGCGCCTGGCTCAGGCTGGTGCCGATAGGGATGACGAAATCAAGCTGTCGGTGGCCATAGGCGGGCATGGTGGGTTCTCCTGGCGCTAGGCCGCGTAGGGGTCGTAGGGCGGGGTGAAGGCCGGCAGCCGGCGCGCGCGCTCGGCGTCCTCGCCGCGGCGGCGGCGAATGGCGATGTCCTCGCCGCCCCAGGACATGCCGTATTGCAGCGCGTCGTGCGGGTGGCTCTCGGCGGTCTTCTCGGCCTGCTCGGTGTTGAACCGCGCGGTGGTGCCGGCGATCTTGCGGAAGCGGTAGCCGGCATTGAACCCGGCGCGCAGCACGCGGCACTCCGGGTTCAGCTGCAGCGCCGGCTGGCCGTCGATCAGCAGCGTCAGCGGCCGGCGCACCGCCTCCCACCGCGCCACGGGGTCGTTGGTCGGCGCCGGGCGGATGCGGATGCCGGCTTCCGCCGCCACGATCTCGCTCCAGTCCTTCTCCCCCGCCTTCTTGTCCGCGCCATAGAGCGCGCTGGGATCGCAGATCCCCACGATGGTGTCGTGCCGCGGGAAGCGCTCGCGCAGCATCTGGGCCAGGTTGCCGCCGAACCGCTTGGGCCCCGTGCCCGGCTCGCTCACCAGCTCGGCCAGGATCAGCCACCGGCCGCTGGGCAGGCGCTGGCTGAACGTGGCCGCCGGCTGCATGCCGGCATCCAGGCCCACGATCAGCGGCAGCTGCGGCACGCCGGGGTGGCTGCTGCGCGCCACGTGCACCAGGTCGTTCCACTCCGGATACACCGGCTTGCCGGCGCGGCTGTGGCCGGCGCGGTTGTGCACCATGCGCTGCACGTACCAGTCCGGCGCGTTGGCCACCTGGCGCTCGTAGTAGCCGCGCCCGCCCGGCAGGTTGGCAAGGTTCTCCGCCTGCGGGTCCATGCCGCCCGGCTGGCGGAACAGCGCCGTGCGCTTGGCCTTCAGCTCGGCCGGCGAGGCCAGAAAGGTCGTCTCGTACAGCCAGCTGTCCAGCTCGGGCGCGTTGCAGTCGGCCAGGATGCCCTGCCAGGTGGGGCCGCCATCCTCCATCGGCGGAAAGCGGCCGTAGCGGCCCTGCGCGTAGATGAAGACCTCCTGGCTAAGCAGGTCGAGCTCGTTCAGGTAGAACCAGGTGGGCTCGTAGCCGCGCAGCACGTCCTCCACCGCCTGGTCGCCGATGGCGATGAAGTCCATCGACAGTTCCACCAGCGTGCGGTCGGGCAACGCGAACGGGATCACATGGCTGGCCGGGGCGTTCTCGGCGCCGGTGAAGCTGCCCACCGTCTTCGGGAAGCGGCTGAACCAGCTCGGCATCGTGCTGCGCCACAGCTGGCGGTAGGTGTCGCGCACCACGCAGCAGCGCACCCGGCGCATCGGCCACCACTCGCCCGCCCCCGGCCCGGGCCCCTTGTGGCGCGCGCTCGGCTGCTGCTCGCTGGCCAGCTTCACGGACTTCATGATGGCCGCCGTGGTCTTGCCGGAGCCCACCGGCCCGTTGATCACGCTGATCTCGCTGCGGTCGTGCATGAACGCCTCGGCCACCGGGCCCGGTGCCTTCCATCCCAGCCGGATCGCGTGGGGCGCGGTGCCGCTCATCGGATGTATCCCCCGCCCCCCGGTCCGGTCGCGTTGGGGTTCCGCACCGTCCGCAAAATCGGGGAACGGCGGGGAACCACGCCGGCAGGGGCGCGAGACACGGGCGGGGGGGGCGAAACCGGCCCCCCCGGGGGGGCCTCGGGCGCGCGGGCGGGCACGGCCGGGGCCGGAGGCGGCGCGGCCGGAGGCGCCGCGGTCTCGGCCGGCAGCGCCCCCGCCTGATCCTCAATCAGTTGCCCACCCGCCGGTTCGTCCAGCCACATCAACGGGTTGCCGGCGCCGTCCAACTCGGCGCCGTCCAACTGCACCCCGACCGCCGCCGCAACCCCTTGATTTCCCTGGCCCATCTCGATCGTCAGGAACACCGGCGGCTTGCCCGTCAGATCGACCTTCAGCGGCTGCTTCTGCTCCAGGTAGGGCAGCACCGTGGCGGCGGCCAGGCGCTTCTCCACCACCGCCTCCACCGGCTTCAGCCCGAGCGCCATCAGCTGCTCGATCGGCATGGTCGCCACGGCCACCTGGTGCAGCAGCACGTCGCCGAACTGCTCGCGGACCAGCTTGGCCACCTCCGCCAGCCGCTTGTTCCGCGCCCCGGCCGGCCGCCCACCCCGCCGCCGCTCGATGTCGCTGGCCACGTGCGCCGGAAACCCCAGCAGCTCGTGCAGCTCCACCTGCTCCGGCAGCACCTCATCCACCCGCGCCGCCGCAGCCTCGGCCACCGCACTATTCAACGGTTTCCACTCCCGCCAACGCTGTAACGGCCATGACATGCTGCATGACATGCGCAGCACCCGCCAACCCCCTGGCAGCCCTCTACTTCCTTCTCTCTGTCATGACTGTCATAGATGTAATGGGTATTGGCCCTATAGAACCCACCCCCAGCCCCCTTCTCAGGCGCGCGTGAGCCATGACAGGCATGACGCTCCCCCCGATTTCGCGAACCCAGCAGACCAGGACTGCAACTTTGCCTGTCATGGCAGGTGTCATGCGAACCCGCCCGGCATGACAGGCATGACGCTCCCGACCCAAGCTCGCGCCATGCGCGGCTGCAGGTCTCCCCCTCTTGGGGCAGGGGGCGCGGGGCGCGGGCCGCGCGCGCGCCGGCCGAGCGCAGGGGCAGGCAGCGCGCCAAGGGCGCGGGGGCGGGGGCGAGGGCGTGCATCATCCGCCCGCCTCCAGCGCCGCCGTGCGCGCCATGGCCGGGCCGTGCCGGGCCTCCAGGTCCACCAGCTGCTGGGCCAGCTCGGCCACCAGCTCGGCCTCGCGCCGGATCAGCTCGGCCCCGGGCTCACCAGGTCGCGCCAGCTCGGCGTCGATCCGCTGCACCAGGCGCCGCGCCGCGCGCTTGCGCGGGTCATGAACCTGCACGGAAGGCAGGATCACCCGCATCAACGCGCCATCGGGCGCGAACACCAGCCGCGCTGCCACGCCGATCGTCTCGCCGCCGTCCACCCGCACCTGCAGGGTCACCGCCCGGTTCATGCGGCGCGCCCCATGAGCTGGTCTCGGTCGCGCCAGGTCAGCCGGTCGCCGGCCGTGCGCAGCAGCTTGTCGCGCGGAACGCCGCGCTCGAGCATGGCCCAGGCCCACATCAGGCCCGGCGACAGCGCCGGCTCCTCCGCGGAAAATACGGCGGCCGGCACCACGCCCACCCCGTCGCACGGGGGGGGCGGCACGGTGCCGGCCGCTGACGCCACCGCCCGGCTTTCGCCGCGGGCATCCAGTTTCAGGGAGGAAACGTCCAGCCGGATGCCGCCGGGCATGACACCGCCGGCATCGTGCCCCGAGATGGCGCGCGCGCGCTCGGGGCCACACACGCGCGCCGGGGGGATCACTCCGGCAGCGCCATTCTGTTCTTTGCGCCGCAGCTCGCGCAGGTCGCACACGGCATTGCGCAGGGTCGAAACGGCATACCCGTATTCCTGCGCCAGCGCGGGCACGTAGCCTGTGGGCGCGCGCGGCAGCTTCGCCAGCGCCTTCAGCTCGTTCACCAGCGGCGCCGGCATGCGGGCGGTCAGAAAGGTGCTCACGCGCCGATCCCCCGCGCCTTCAGCCGCAGCGCCTCGCGCCACGCCGCGATCCGGAACCCGATCCAGCCGCGGCACCAGCTGAGCCGCACCAGCCCCAGCCGCAGGTCGGGCATCTCGCCCCCCTGCCAGCCGAAGCCGCACCAGCCGACGCCCAGCAGGATCGTAATGCCCGTCACGTGCCGCCCGCCTCCCGCCGCCGTTCCACCTCGGCCAGGATCGCCTCGGCCAGCCCGTCGCACTCCGCCATCAGGCGCAGCAGCTGCTCGCCCGATGGCGCGCTCTCGCCGCGCAGCCAGTTCTCCACCGTGCGCGGGCTGCAGCCCACTTGGCGCGCCAGCGCCTTCTCCGCGCCGCGCTGCTGGCCGAACCGCCCGCGCAGCCAGCCGGTCATCAGGTCCGGATACGTCAATGCTTGCCGCATTGCATCGTCCCCGCGAAGTTTTCGCGGGAAAATCCCGCTATTGTTTCCCATGCCGATGCTCCAATGCTGTGCCTGCCACGGGACAACACGGAGCAATACTTGACGAAAACGTTACCGGCCGGAGGGATCATGAGGGCCCCTCCGGCCGCACTGTTTCCCGCTGCCAGCGGTTCACCCGCGCGCGATAGCGCCAGGCCTCGCGCCAGGCGCAGCCCAGCAGCACGGCCAGCAGCACCATCGCGCCGAGGATCACGGACACCAGCAGCGGCAGCGCGGCGGCGGTGGTCATGCCGCCTCCTGCCGGGGCTGGGGTGCGCTGTCGGCGCGCATGAAGGCGCGCACGCGCTCCACGGTCCGCAGGGTGATGTTGCCGCCCTCCCGCAGCCGCCGCACGAAATGCCCGTCATTCAGCGCCGCGCGCCCGAACCGGGTGTCGGTCATGCCTGTCCGCTCTCGGAAGGCGTCGATCTCGCGCAGCAGTGTGTCCCGGTCCGTCATGGCGGCAGACGCTAGTGTGATAGAACACACCGCGTCAAGGGGATTGAACACCCCTATAGGTCGCGCGGCGCGTGTGGGATAATCCCCACATGGACCTTGAGCGCTTCCGGGCTGTGCTGCGCGAACGAATGAGGGCGCGCGGCATCACCGCCAAGCGCCTGTCGATCGCGGCTGGCCGTGGCGAAACTTACGTTCGCGATCTGATGCAGGGCCGCACGCAGAACCCTACGATCGACGGCCTGCGCCGCTTGGCCGAAGTGCTGGGCTGCACGGTGGCGGAGCTGACCGGCGAGGCCGGGTCTGGTTTCAGCGAAACCGTGCCCGCGCCTTTCGTGTCGATCCAGCAGGACGAAACTGAGCGGTTTGCCGAGGTCAACGCCCGCGTGGAAGAAATGCTGCGCGAGGAACAGATGCCGCACGACCGGCGTACGATCACGCGCTTGGCGCTGGAGGTGTGGCGCGATATCCAGGCTGCCGGCCCATTACTGCCGTTTGACGATCGAATGGAACAGGCCCTGTCGGTGCGCCGTAGCATCGTCCAGCATGCCCGAACATCAATGTTCATGCGGCAGACGTAATGGGCGCGGTGATGCTGTTCTTCGGCGTTTGCCTGTCTGTGCTGGCATGGCGCACCGAAGATCGAGACATGCGCATCGGCTTTTTAATCGGCGCCGCCCTGAATTTTGTTGCTGTCGGTCACATGCTGGCCACTGGCCATGAATTCATGTGGCAACTGCTGCCCCCGGACGATGAGCCGCCGGAGCCCGCATGGCGGCGATAGAATGTCAAATCACATTGAAGGCTTGACAGGGGGATAAATCCCACTGCACGTTGCCCACCATCGCACTCACGCGATGGAGGATCGACATGTCTAAGAAGAAGCAACCGGCGCAGACAGCGGCAGCGCCGCCGGCGCCAACGCCCAAGGCACCGAGCCCGCGGCTTACCATTCGGCGTGCCGCCGGCGGGTTCATTCTGGAAGTTTTGGTGCCCGACGACGACACGCAATGGGACGCGCGCGAGCAGCTCGCGGTGGCGCCGTGCCTCAACGATCTGCTGGGCGCCGTGCAGAACTGGGCCAGCCCGAACAACGCCACACGCTGAACCGGCCCGGGCCGGCCAGCGCGCCGGCCCGGCCTCCACCAGGAGGCTACCATGACCACCACCACCGCTCCGGCGCTCCGCGCCTACAGCTTCCCCGGGCTGGACAAGCCCACGTTCATCGCCGAGCTGGCCGAACACGCGGTGCAGGACCGCATCGTGCAGGGCCTTTACTGGGAGAACGGCAAGGGCTGCGCTGTCGGCTGCTCGCTGCACTCCGTCCAGCAGCGCCTCGGCCTCGCCCGCATCGCGTACAACGATCACGCCCTGTATGAAACCTACCTCGGCATCCCGCGCATTCTGGCCCGTCTGGAAGACCGCATCTTCGAGGGCCTGGAACCCGCCGAAGCCCGCCTCTGGCCCATGCGCTTTGCGCAGGCCGTGCAGCCCGGCGCCGATCTCTCCGGCGTCTGGCACCAGTTCGCGCCCTGGCTCCTGCGCGAAATCGCTGCGCCGGCGGTCAGCGACAAGCACCCGCAGCAACGCGCGGCCATCGTGGCCGTGGCCGAAGGCTTCGAAACCAACTGGTCCACCCTATCCCCGGGCGAGGCAAGGCGCCTCGCCGCCGCCGCCGCCGCCGCCGACGCCGCCGCCGCCTACGCCGCCGACGCCGCCGACGTGGCCGCCGACGCCGCCGCCGCCTACGCCGCCGACGCCTACGCCGCCGACGCCGCCGCGCGCCGATCAGCTCGCCACAAGGCCTACAATAGCATGGCCGCCAAGCTCTGCGAACTGATTTCCGCAGCACCCATCAACGAACTTTCGAAATAGCGGGCACACCCATGCACAGCAACCAATCGCCCCCGATCGTCCCTCAGCTGATC